TTTCATCTTGTTCTCCTTCTAATGTATATGCTTCAAATTCTACATCTCCAGATTGAATTGTTTCAGATGTATGAACATCTCTTTGAGAATATTGTTTGCTTTCTGGAGAACCACTTGCTCTTATAATTTTTTTCTTAAACTGAGGAAATATATTAATAAGAGTTGATTTTGATAAATTCTTTTGAACAATAATATAATTTGCATCACGAAATAGAAAATCCCTGCTCATCGGGTCTACATAAACATCATAAGGTTCAAGTCTTTTGAATACCACATCTCCCATTCCCCTGTCAGAATTGGAATCGACATCAACCTGTATATACCCTACTCCCTTTACAAGAGAATCCCTGATTGCCTGTGAATATACTGTTTGCCCCTGAGACTTTGCCCAGCAATAATCTGCGATAACACTATGAATATGAGCAATATCAGCATCACTTCCATCAACACCAACAACCTGCCATCTTGGGTTGCCATCAGTAACGAAGAAAAGCATAACCTCTATGACGGGGCTGATTCTATTTATAACAAATGTTGGCATACCCTGTTCTTCAAGACTAGTTATCTCAGCATCTGTCAACTGCTCATTCAGGTAGAAATCATATGCCTGTTGCGACCTCTCCTCCCAAGCTTCACGGTCACCGCTTCTTGCAGATTCGTATAATGACCTTACGTTCTCAGCTTTCTTATTTACTGCCACTTACGTCCTCTTTCCACCATTGCTCTTTTGCAGTTTTTAATTCATCTGTAAATGCCACAGGTTCTCCAGATACATTTGTCTTACCTTCCTGTAAATCATATAACCTATCGACCCACTTAGTCTCTGTATATATCTTATCAAAGTTTTCCATCCCATATTCCTTTATACCCTCTTCATAAGCATTATCCCTTGTCTCCTTATTGGGGTCATTCAAATGATATTTCTCTGCAAAATCCTCTATGACCTGTAAAGGCTCACCAGCAATCCCAGTGATTTTAGAAAGCTGTTCACCAAAGTTTATAGGATGAAAAGTTATAGGATTATCGAGTATATGATTAACTATCGGGTCGCCTATTGCAGAATAGTATCCCCATTTGACCTGCTTTTCAGGACTTAGCCTTTCTAACTTGTGCGTAAGTATATCAGGCTTTAATGTCGGAACATGGATAGCATCAAAACTAACCTTCATTAGTACTTTTTCTTTCTCCTTCTTACCTTCTTACCAGTTTTCTTTGCATATTTCTTAGCGGCTTTCTTTCCACGCTTGGTATATGAGAACTTTTTCTTACCTACCTTTGGCATTAGGCAACTATCCAGTTCTTAGCCTTGCGTGGCTGTTTATAATACCAATCCTCATCCTTGGCTTTTTTAAGTCCACTAGGCGGAAATATGTTCTTACAGGCATAATATAATGCTTCAATGGTATCATCATGAGCCATTCTACTACCGAATGTAACAATTTCATTGATTAAATCGTACATATTTTCTCGGATATGTATCTTACCCATACTGAATCTACCACTAAGTCCACTATAAATTCTATTTCTTTTCTCTCTACCTCCGGGCTTATCAGGAATCACTGATATGTCGTACTTGTTAAGCCTATCCCTTTCGATATTAAGTGCCTGAAAAATGCTTCTGTTCATAGCGACATCCTCAACAGTTGCACTCATGCAATTGTACTGTTCATACTTCTGGATGATATAATCGACAACACCAATCCTTCCAGTAATATCCCCACTGCTATTCTTCTGTGAGATGGTCGGTGCTCCCCTATCACGAACATAATCCATCACATAGACATTATATTCTTCATCAACTGCAATGGTCATAATGACGGAATAATCAGAATCCTTTGTGACAATATCGGTTGCAGGGTCACATCCTATGAACATATTGACTGGAATATGTTCCTTATCTATCATCAAATAATTGATACCTTCCTCAGTAATGAATGGATAATCATGTATCTTATAGGAATCCCTCTTGAATATTGCATCATCCTCACTAACTACCTCCATCATGTATTCTTGATAATACTTCTGCGGTTGCCCACTGTCAGCATAGAATTTCTTCTTCTCCTCAAGTTTCTTTTCAGGGAACCAAGATGCCCAAAGAGATGCCCCTTCATGCATTGCTTTATATGTAATCACCTTCCAAGCAAATTCCTTACCTTCTTTTTTAGCTTTCGCTTCATTGACGAGAAGATTGTTGATAAAAGAATCGTAATGAACAGGAGTGCCGTTAACCCGTAACCTGCCAGTGTGAGGCTCAAGTGCAGGATAGACAACAGCGGTGACGAGATTGGCATTTTTCTGTCTGGAATCATGTGTTATTGTATTTGCCTCATGTTCGAAGTCATCAAGTATAATCAAATCATATCTCTTATGCAACTTCGCTCCACCCCTTATACCAGCTACATTTGACTTTGAAATCAGCTTGCACCCATTACTTAAATCAATGTCGTCCTCTGTCCATTTGTTCCCTTTTAAACTGCCAAAGAAATACTTTATCTTATCATTGTACTCAAGATGATACTTAATGTAGTCCATATTACCAGTCGCAAGTTTCTTTGTAGCTGATACCCAAGCATAGAACATAAGGTCATCTTTTGGACAGAATACAAAGTCTTTAAGTAAAGATGCCTTGGTAAGTACGGTCTTACCGTGTCCTCTGGGTAAGATGATAGCTAACTGCTTTACCTCTCTATTATCTATTGCATCAGCCATCTCATAGTGAAAGAAAGGTGTCTCACTGCGTAGGAAGTCATCAGGAAGGAACAGCTTCCCAAATGCAATCATATCGGTCATTGCTAATTCGAGAGTTTCTTCAGCCTTGGAGACATTCTCTGTATTTATGTTACTCATCGAATAAAATGTCTTTGAAGTCAGGAAACCAAGGAGAGGTCAGAGGTTTTACGGGTACGTCTGTCTTATCAGAATCCACATCAGCAAATGTCGCCTCGATACCTATATCTCTCAATGCCCGTTCTGTATCGCTAATCCTCGGTAATGGGGTATTCCAAAATTCCAATGCGTCCTTATCATCATCCCAATATGATTCAGTGCCTAAAAAAACGGTTTCAGAAGGGTCATCCATGAAATTACTTGAAAGAGTCTCTATAATCTCATCGTCTGTCATCTGCCACTTTAAACCCTTTTGCCTTGCCACGCTGGTCCAGTCCTCGTCCGATATTAATACTTTATCGGTCGGGTGTGCGAGTTGTGTGTCCTGAAATAGATACTGCCTATCAATATTAGCACGTCCAGTGATAGTAGGCGGTGATGTGAAAGGGTCTATCAGTGTTCTGTAAAGATTGCTTCTACTAAACTCAAAATCACCTTCTGGATTAGTGAACACCCTCTCTCCGGGGTCAAGACCAATATTCCAGTAATCCTCGAATTCACCACCCTTATCAAAATATACAGTCCCAAGAACTGACTCACTCCCGGCAAGTTGCAATTCTCCAGTATCTGGATTCCTACGCATTCTACCTTTAGCAAGAGCATCGGTATAGGCAATATCCAAATCATCCTGAAGCCATCCACTCGCACCATGTGTCGGATTCAGTATGAATTGCTCATCAATATCTCCTTCAGGACTGGTCTTCTTGAATACAGGATTCCTTGCCTTTGTTTCGCTAAATGGTCTATCTCTTCCGCTTTCTTCCATCCCGAATAATGCTTCAATCAGTTGTTGCTCACCAGAAGTATTCGTAAGACCATATTGCATCGTTGCTTTTTTATATGCATCATTTGCCCTATCCTGATAAGTCCTTACACCGCCCTCATACTTAGATTCTCCCATCGTGACAGTAGGTGCGGAAGACTCATCGTCAAAGAAAACACCCCCTATCGTTTCCCCAATAACTGATGCTAGTTTCTTAGGCGGCACTCTTCTTCTTTCCTTTTCTTAGATAATTCAAATATTCACAAGCAATCTCAGGGTTGAATATAGTTGTTATAAGCCTATTATCGTTATCTTCATATTGAGGGTCTATTATTGTCACTGGGCAATTGAATATATTCCTGTCATCCAGACCAAGCTTATCTGCGTAATTATCAACTATCTTGAATGATGCTACCTGTATCCCATGACTAATCAATCCTGTGGATGGGTCTTTCAATACCTGATAACCTGAAACATGAGTATGCCCACAAGTAAGGATATGGTCACGCCACCCAGTTTGAATAGCCCTTGCAACACCATGTGCAGTATTCCAGATGGAAGTACCTTTGAACATATGACGAGCATTTATCCTAACTTCCTTGCCGTTGGGGAAATTAATATTCATCCTTGCTCCCCATTTCTCATATACTCCTTTATGGTCACGCATGATGAAATCCAACGGGTCGCCCTCTCCACTCCAGACATCATGGTTCCCGGCAACCAGATAAAGCCAATCCATCTGATTCACAAAATATTCTGTAAGTCGCCACGACTCCTTCGCAGACATAGACTGCTGTCCATATAGAAAAGAAAGCCTTCCTATCCAGTTGTTCTGTATATCACCAAGATTACCAGCATACATACCCTTGGTCTTTTTTATTATATTGGTATAATGCATGATTTGAGCAATGTTCGTGCCGTCATCATCAACATGAGGGTCGCCAAAATGAGCTATGCCTATGGGACCATCCATATTGACATTTATATTGATTAATTTTTTACTCGCCCTACCCTTTATCTTCTGAGCATACTGCTTCTCCCTGTGAACTATGACATCCTCTATAGGTAAATCCTCTGGCTCTGGATGCTCTTTACTGAATGGGGCTGGTTCTAATATCTCAGGCTTGGTGGTCTTTCTATAACAGCCATAGCATAGCCA